TTAACGCAACAGTGGACAATCTGGTGGTAATCGACAACGCAACGCTGCCGGAAGTATTTCAATATGAAAATTTTGCCCACTCAACGGTTCGCCATCAAGATTAAAGGTGATGTCGTGTGGTGCCTGAATATCAAACCACGACGAAGCGCCTTCGATAATATTCGGGTTATCTTCGTCAGATTTTAAGGTTGATACGAGAGCCGGAAGTATTTCATCGCCGGTAAAAATGCGCAGTTGCAGCAAGCCATCGTTAATTAACGCGTTCGGACACAATTGCTGACCGCCACCGGCCTGACGCCCGTTACCAATACCAATGACCAGGGCGTCACCTTGCCAGTGAAAGTTTTCACCGCGGATTTCACAACGGTCCGGTTGCAGAGTATCCATACGCATTAAGCCATGAATGATGTAAGAGACGCTACCCAGCGCGGCTTTTAATTTTTCCGGCGTTTCTGTGGTAATACGCGTCCCAAATCCGCCTGTCGCCATATTAATAAAACAGGTTTGTTTGTTGACCTGCGCCATATCTATCGCAATGGCGTCACCGGCAATTGCCAGTTTCAGCGCCTTATCCAGTGCCTCAGGAATCCCTACACTGGTGGCAAAATCATTGGCGGTTCCTAATGGCAAAATTCCCAGCGCGGGTATGTCATCCCCCTCACACTGAATCAACGCCGTAGAAACTTCATTAATGGTGCCATCGCCACCACCGGCAATCACCGTTGCGACGCCCAACTTCCGGGCCTCCTCTACATATCGTGCGGCATCGCCTTTCTCCCAGGTGACCCGCACATGGATCGTCATTCCTTCCTCACGCAACAGCATAATTGCTTCGCGCAAGGGTAGATTGTCAGTACTTTTGCCATTAAGAATCAGTAAGCTGGCGGGAAATTCTGCCATGATCGTATGTGCCTTTATGATTGGTCTGTAGATAGTGTAGAGCAGAAAACAAAAGGTGGAGTCAGAACAGGATGAAAGTCGGAGGATAAAAAGTCAGTTCAAGTATGGAGGATTCAGTGGTTACCACCAGGAGCTTGCAATGGGGACAGCGAATACTAACGGCTGCCACCGATAAATTTCAAAAAAGAGCATATACCTAATATTCAACTAAACAGTGGCATCTTCAATATAATATATTAAAGCCCCCATGGAGTTACCCTGAAGGGCCTCAATGTCCGTAATTCCTACTTATGTAGGAAATGTTGTACAGAACATTTATTATAATCCTATTCAATTATAATAATCATGCCATTATTATATTTAAACACTAGAGAGTGTCGTTGGTATTTAATGGGGGAAGGTGAGATGAAAAAGATAGCTGCTATATCATTAATTAGTATTTTTATTATGTCTGGTTGTGCTGTGCATAATGATGAGACAAGTATCGGTAAATTTGGTCTTGCATATAAAAGTAATATTCAGCGTAAACTCGATAACCAATACTACACCGAAGCCGAAGCTTCTTTAGCCAGGGGTAGAATATCTGGTGCAGAAAATATAGTAAAAAATGATGCAACTCATTTCTGTGTTACTCAGGGCAAAAAAATGCAAATAGTTGAGCTGAAGACAGAAGGTGTAGGATTACATGGTGTCGCTCGTCTGACATTCAAATGTGGAGAGTGAGAATATTTTTTGGTAAGCGTCAAATATGCGCGTTCTGGCTGTGCGTAGCCGGAACCTGTGGGAGCACGATGCCGATAAGTGAAAGGCATCGTGCTATGAAGGAGGATTCTATCGATGTGGTCAATGGAAGACGGTTACCAGAGATAGGGCTTATGCATAAAAAAATAAGCCCGTGTAAGGGAGATTTAGGGTGTCACCAGTAGGGGCTTTCAACGGTACAATGCGGGTTTGAGCGGCATAAATTACCACTGAAAGCCCTTAAACGTTACTCTACTGTGGACACTGTGTGGACACTCTCGGCCTCAGTACCACCTCTTAGCGGATTAAGAGAAATGGCGTCCTGAAGGTACTCTGGCGCAAAGTGAGCGTAAACCATAGTTTGCTCAATCCGCGTGTGACCTAGTATCCGTTGTAGCGTGATAATACTTCCTCCATTAATCATGAAATGAGTGGCAAAGCTGTGCCTTAGTGCATGTGTGGCTTGCCCCATTGGCAAATCCGGTTTTATTGCTTTCATTGTTCGTCTGAAGCGAGGGTAATCAGCATCAGGGAATAAAAAACCTCGTTTGTTATCCGCGATCATTTTGGCAACAGCCTCTGAGATCGGGACGGTGCGTGGTTTGTTTGTTTTCGTTTTAACAAACGTGACGCGGTTATGGATGATATTTTCTGCTTTCAAACGAGCTGCTTCTCCCCAACGTGCTCCAGTACTCAGGCAAAGAATCGCAATCTTTTTATTGTCGCCGTCAAGAGCAGCAAGCAGTAAGGCAATTTCTTCCTGCGTGAGATAGCCTGTGTCTGGTTTTTCCTCCTTAAGCCTTTTTGTCCCTCTGATAGGGTGCTCACCAAAGAATAACTCCGCTTCAATCAGGGCTGTAAACATGCCGCTAATACATGTTAAATCACGATTGATACTCGAAGGTTTAATACCCTGACTTCTTCGGGTGGCGCAGTACTGGCTGATAAGCGATTTCGTAATTTGAAATGCGCATGGGTCATTCGTTATTTTTGTGAAGATTTCAATTTTTCCAAGATTAGATTTCCCATGCTCTTCGTGTTTACCCTTTAAATCCCACCAGATCTGTGTCAGCTCCGACAGACGTCGCTTGTCTGTTGGTTTTGATAGCCATTCTTTATTGTGGTGGTTGTACAACGTGTATTTCTCGAAAGCGACAGCTTCGCTTTTCTTATCAAACTTCCTACGGATGCGTTTTCCATTACGTCCAGTAGGGCGGATGTCCACTTCATATCGACCATCATCGAGTTTTTTGATTGCCATCAGAAAACCCTCCGAGTGGTGTGTTTTTTGGCGACTACTAATCGCTTTTTTCGTGGTGGCTGAAATTTAGCCACCAATAGTAGGCACTTGTGATGAATATATTCACGATGAATTGTTAACCAGTCTTTTGACCGGAGTGGGGCGACGTTGTTTCGTTTTGCCCAAAGTGTGCGAGAGCGGGCGCAATTTGCCCGGACTCAGGAGCGATCTGATTGGTCATGAACCATAAAGTGTATTTGGTGAATTGTGGGGTCTGCAGGATGTTCATCATGACATCTGTTGGAGGTGTTGAACGACCACTTTCATAGTAACTCAGCGTGCCATACGGAACCCCTGTTAAATCAGCAAGTTGTTGTCTGCTCAAATACTCTGATTTTCGCATTAAGACTATCTTCTCGCTTATCGTGTTTGACATGGTGTTTAGATCTCAATAGTATTTAGTTTAGATGTAGATTGTTTAGTGCTTGGATGTGGGCACTAAAAGGCATTATAAGGCATTAAACGCAATTCATGAGGGCTGGAGGACGACATGAGCAAGCAAGTAACACTCATGACTGATGCGATTCCTTATCAGGAGTTCGCAAAACTAATAGGAAAATCGACAGGAGCGGTTCGTCGGATGATCGATAAAGGAAAGCTGCCTGTAATTGATATGACCGATCCACAATCAGCTTCAGGTCGTGCAGGTGAATATTGGGTATACCTTCCGGCATGGAATAACGGACTAAAACTGGCTTATGAAAGCCGCCCTAAAGAGATTCGTGACGGCTGGTTGATGTGGTTAGGTCTCGGTGAACCACGTTAAGGAGAACCGTATGAATGAGCCTCGTTGTATTGCTCAGTTACTGCGTAACGAAAGCCCCAGGGCGATTGACTTCAACATCACCCACGGTAAGGGGCGTAAGGGAATCATTATCCGCACCAAAAAACAGAGTCCGTTAAAAAAGGCTCTGACCTTTCTGAAAAGCCGGAGGGTATGGAAATGACAGTGATGACGCTCAATCTCGTTGAAAAACAGCCAGCAACTATGCGCCGGATAATTGGTAAGCATCTGGCCGTCCCTCGCTGGCAGGAGACATGCGATTATTATAATCAGATGATGGAACGTGAACGGCTAACGGTTTGCTTCCATGCGCAGTTAAAACAGCGTCACGCAACGATGCGTTTTGAAGAAATGAACGACGTCGAACGTGAACGACTGGTATGTGCAATTGATGAATTGCGTGGGGCATTCTCAAAACGCCGTCAGGTTGGCGCAAGTGAGTATGCATATATTAGTTTTTTAACAGTCAGTCAGCGTCGCACTTTATTTATGCACGCACGACTGACAGAAAAAGAATTTAACCAGCCATACTGGCGAATTAATGAAGAATCATGTTACTGGCGTGATGCTTTATTCCGTGCATTACGTGAATTATTCAGTCTGTTTGAGTATGCACCGACAATTCTGACGTCGGTAAAACCAGAGCAATATCTGCATTAAGTAATTAACCAGAGTTTTTAACGCACTTAATTGTGCGGGGCTTCTTTTTGCCTGGAGAAAGTCATGCATACAGTTTCTGAAAATCAGTGCGGTATATACGCATTACTGCTGCAACAGGCCAGAACCGAAGCACAGGCCGACGCTGCGACGCGCTTTTCTTCTCATCTTGACGCCATGATTCGCCACATCACAAAGGCGGAGTTATCCCGCGTGGAGATAGTCGAGCTGCTCAGTCAGGAGTCGGAAAAATTTCACAATATCGGATTGTCTCGTGGGGAGGTGCTTTGATGTCCTGTTCTCATTCAGTTGTATTACTGAATAACGCCTTAAAAATCGCCGTTATGGAAAATGGCGATTTGTCTCTTATTCAACTTGGTCTTGATAAAGAAAAGCGCGACATAACTGAATCTGTTATCGCGATTTATCAGAGCGAATTAAACCTCCTGTCTGATGTGATCAATTTACTTGTGAAACGCGCTGTATTTCACAAGCAAATTTCCTCAGTGGATGAACTGACAAAATTAACGACAGAACTCGCCAGCTATTGCGCTGATGAATTTAAGAAACTGAACGACAAAAGGAACTGGTAATGCCGGACAACGTAGATTTCATTCAGGAACAACAGGCTGAATTACTGGAGCGCCAGATTAACGCGGCAAGGGTAAAACATTGCGGTGCTTCTGCGCTGGTTTGCGAAGAGTGTGACGCGCCAATACCTGCTGCCCGTCGTGCGGCTTATCCGTCAGCCACGCGTTGTGTTTCCTGTCAGTCAGTCTTTGAAGCAAAAAACAAACATTACCGGAGAACGGCATGAGTATTCGTATTGAAATTGGCGAACGTTATGTCGTTACCAGTGACAGCTTCCAGTTTATTCTCCACGAGAAAAAGAGAGCGGAAAGCGGTAAAAACGCCGGTCAGGAATGGCTGGCGGTGGTTGGTTATTACCCGAAATTAAGCCAGCTCGTTTCCGGCCTGATGCATCACGATATTCTGACCGGAAGCGCAAAGTCTTTTGCTGATTTAAACGCGCAGGTTGAGCAACTCAGCAAGCGTTGTTCAGAGGCTTTTGGCTCATATGGCCGTTAAAGCCTCCGGGCGTTTTGTCCCTCCGTCAGCATTTGCCGCAGGCACCGGTAAGACGTTTACCGGTGCTTATGCATGGAACGCGCCACGCGAGGCCGTCGGGCGCGAAAGACCCCTTACACGTGACGAGATGCGTCAGGTGCAAGGTGTTTTATCCACGATTAACCGCCTGCCTTACTTTTTGCGTTCGCTGTTTACTTCACGCTATGACTACATCCGGCGCAATAAAAGCCCGGTGCACGGGTTTTATTTCCTCACATCCACTTTTCAGCGTCGTTTATGGCCGCGCATTGAGCGCGTGAATCAGCGCCATGAAATGAACACCGACGCGTCGTTACTGTTTCTGGCAGAGCGTGACCACTATGCGCGCCTGCCGGGAATGAATGACAAGGAGCTGAAAAAATTTGCCGCCCGTATCTCATCGCAGCTTTTCATGATGTATGAGGAACTCTGCGATGCCTGGGTGGATGCCCATGGCGAAAAAGAATCGCTGTTTACGGATGAGGCGCAGGCTCACCTGTATGGTCATGTTGCTGGCGCTGCACGTGCTTTCAATATTTCCCCGCTCTACTGGAAAAAATACCGTAAAGGACAGATGACCACGAGGCAGGCATATTCTGCCATTGCCCGCCTGTTTAACGATGAGTGGTGGACTCATCAGCTTAAAGGCCAGCGTATGCGCTGGCATGAGGCGTTACTGATTGCTGTCGGGGAGGTCAATAAAGACCGTTCTCCTTATGCCAGTAAACATGCCATTCGTGATGTGCGTGCACGCCGCCAGGCAAATCTGGAATTTCTTAAATCGTGTGACCTTGAAAACAGGGAAACCGGCGAGCGCATCGACCTTATCAGTAAGGTGATGGGCAGTATTTCTAATCCTGAAATTCGCCGGATGGAGCTGATGAACACCATTGCCGGTATTGAGCGTTACGCCGCAGCAGAGGGTGATGTGGGGATGTTTATCACGCTGACCGCGCCGTCAAAGTATCACCCGACACGTCAGGTCGGAAAAGGCGAAAGTAAAACCGTCCAGCTAAATCACGGCTGGAACGATGAGGCATTTAATCCAAAGGATGCGCAGCGTTATCTCTGCCATATCTGGAGCCTGATGCGCACGGCATTCAAGGATAATGATTTACAGGTCTACGGTTTGCGTGTCGTCGAGCCACACCACGACGGAACGCCGCACTGGCATATGATGCTTTTTTGTAATCCACGCCAGCGTAACCAGATTATTGAAATCATGCGTCGCTATGCGCTCAAAGAGGATGGCGACGAAAGAGGAGCCGCGCGAAACCGTTTTCAGGCAAAACACCTTAACCGGGGCGGTGCTGCGGGATATATCGCGAAATACATCTCAAAAAACATCGACGGCTATGCACTGGATGGTCAGCTCGATAATGATACCGGTAGGCCGCTGAAAGACACAGCTGCGGCTGTTACCGCATGGGCGTCAACGTGGCGCATTCCGCAATTTAAAACGGTTGGTCTGCCGACAATGGGGGCTTACCGTGAACTACGCAAATTGCCTCGCGGCGTCAGCATTGCTGATGAGTTTGACGAGCGCGTCGAGGCTGCACGCGCCGCCGCAGACAGTGGTGATTTTGCGTTGTATATCAGCGCGCAGGGTGGGGCAAATGTCCCGCGCGATTGTCAGACTGTCAGGGTCGCCCGTAGCCCGTCGGATGACGTTAACGAGTATGAGGAAGAAGTCGAGAGAGTGGTCGGCATTTACGCGCCGCATCTCGGCGCGCGTCATATTCATATCACCAGAACGACGGACTGGCGCATTGTTCCGAAAGTGCCGGTCTTTGAGCCTTTGACTTTAAAAAGCGGCATCGCCGCGCCTCGGAGTCCTGTCAATAACTGTGGAAAGCCTGCCAGCAGTGATACTTCGTTACCGGCTCCCACACCTTCTGAACATGCCGCAGCAGTGCTTAATCTGGTAGATGACGGTGTTATCGAATGGAGTGACCCGGAGGTTGTGAGGGCGCTCAGGGATGCATTAAAACACGGCCTGAAAACACCAAATCGTCAGCAAAGAAACGGAAGCCCGTTAAAACTACATGAAATAGCACCGTCGGCCAGACTGACCAGGTCGGAACGAATGCAAATCACCCGTATCCGCGTTGACCTTGTTCAGAATGGTATCAGGCCTCAGCGATGGGAGCTTGAGGCGTTGGTTCGAGGAGCGAGAGTAAATTATGGTGATATGTCATTCAAATTTCCAATTGATGATCGATTTTATGATGATGTTAACTCTTTGAATTTATGGAGTATTGAGTCTCGTGTGAACTTCACATAATATGGGGCCGTTGTAGGTGTTTGAATAATCAGACTTCAATTCAAAGGGATAATTATGGTTATTTATCAAGGTGGTAAGATAATATCTGAAGATGATTTTTATTCTCATCTTTATTCGTTATGTCAGTTGGATAATGTAGGGGTTCTTTTAGGCGCGGGAGCATCGGTCGGATGTGGCGGCCAAACTATGAAGCAGGTATGGCAGTTTTTTAAATATGAACATCCTGATCTATTGAATTTGTTACTAGAAAAATACTTATTGGTTGACAAAACTGAATCTGAACAAGATATAGTTAATGTTGAGCTTCTAATTGATGAAGTAACTAAATTCTTGTCTGTGGCCAAAACAAGACGTAATGAAGACGAACAAAAAGAAATTAGTTTAATATTAAGTGCTTTGTATAAACAAGTAACAAAGGCTGCATTGTTAACTGGAGAAGAGTTTGGTTGTAAAAATCAAGGGAAGAAAAAACAGTTTAAGTCTCATAAAGAATTAATTTCAAAGTTGATTTCAAATAGGCAGCCGGGACAATCGGCTCCGGCACTTTTTACTACCAACTATGATTTGGCATTAGAGTGGGCAGCTGAAGATTTAGGAATTCAGCTATTTAATGGTTTTTCAGGATTGCATACAAGACAATTTTATCCTCAAAATTTTGATTTGGCATTTAGAAATGTCAATGCAAAAGGGGAGGCTAGATTTGGTCATTATCACGCTTATCTATATAAATTGCATGGCTCTCTTACATGGTATCAGGATGATTTTTTAATAGTTAATGAGATAAGTGCATCTCAGGCATATGATAATTACATTAAAAATATTATTAATGGTGACGGTTTTTACTATGGTCAACATTTAATTTATCCGGGGGCTAATAAATATAGCCATACAATTGGTTTTGTTTACGGTGAAATGTTTAGACGTTTTGGCGAGTTTTTGTCAAAACCTCAAACCGCTTTGTTTATTAATGGGTTTGGGTTTGGTGATTATCATATAAACAGAATTGTTTTTGGTGCTTTGTTAAATCCGTCATTTCATGTTGTTATTTATTACCCTGATCTGGAGAATGCTTTAGATAAAGTTAGTAGAGGCGTTGCTTCTGAAGGTGAAAAGGCAATTGATGCTTTAAAAAATATGCAATTCAATCAAGTGACTATCGTGGGTGGGGGGGCAGATGCTTACTTTGATAGTTTTGTGAAACATCTTCCTTATCCGGTGTTGTTCCCAAGAGAAAATACTGTTGATGACTTGGTTGAAGCTATTTCTAAATTGTCTAAAGGGGAAGGGAATGTCGCATTTTAAACTATCTGAATTATCTGCTATTGGGTATGTCGTTGGTCTGGAGGGCGAAAAAATAAGGATAAATCTTCATGAAGGATTGCAAGGTAGGCTCGCCTCTCATAGGGATGGTGTTAGTTCTGTTACTCAGCCTGGAGATTTGATCGGTTTTGATGCCGGAAATATTCTGGTTGTGGCTCGAGTTACAGATATGGCATTTGTCGAGGCTGATAAAGCACATAAGGCAAAAATAGGTACATCAGATATAGCAGATATGCCGTTAAGGCAAATAATAGCCTATGCAATAGGTTTTATTAGACGAGATATAGATGGATGTGTGTTTGTTTCGGAAGACTGGAGGTTACCTGCTCTGGGAGCATCCGCTGTCCCGTTAACATCTGATTTTTTAAATATCGTATATAGTATTGATAAAAATGATCTGGATAAAGCAATTGAGTTAGAAATAGATTCGAGGACTAAATCAGTTAAAATTTTAGCTAGCATTGATAAATTACTAACCAGGCATATGGCTGTTTTGGGCAGTACTGGATATGGTAAATCTAATTTTAATGCTTTACTTACACGCCGCATTTCAGAACAGTACCCTAATGCAAGAATAGTAATTTTTGATATTAATGGCGAGTATTCTCAGGCTTTTGAAGGTGTTGCTAATGTTAAACATACTATTTTAGGTGAGTTACCAAAAGGAGAGTTTCCAAAACCACCTCTACAGAAAGGAGATATATTTTCTGAGAATGAACATTACTACTATAGAAAAATACCTTATCAAGCATTGGGATTTGCTGGGTTGATAAAATTACTACGCCCTAGTGATAAGACACAATTACCTGCATTAAGAAATGCGCTTAATGCTATAAATAGTGTTCATTTTTCCGATGATTCATTCTTTCTTAAGGATGAAGTAGGGGGCGTATTTAATATTTTTGATGATTGTAGAGATGAAGGGCAAGAGCTTTTATCTGCGTGGTTGAGTTTCTTAAGAAGAGGGATGCTGTGTAAGGCAAATAAATGGCCGCCGTTTAAAAGTATTGCTAACTTGGTTGCGGAGTTTGGTTGCGTGGCGGCGGATTCGCGAAAAGCTGGATCTAGTAAACGAGATGCTTTTAGCTATGGTAATGTTCTGCCATTGATTAAGATAATTCAACAGTTATCAGAGGATTCTAGATTCAAGTATGTTGTTGATTTAAATGGAGGTGGTGAATTATTAAGTGATGGCAAACATTGGGAATTAGCTATGAGACAGGAAGTTGATTATTTCTTTGGTAAAGAAAAGGGAGAGGAGAATGACTGGAATATTCATATTGTTAATTTTAAGCATCTTTCACAAGATCATGCTCCAATGCTGTTAAGTGCATTATTAGAAATGTTTGCTGAAGTTCTCTTTCTTAGGGGGCAAAACAAAGCTTTTCCAACCGTGTTACTTCTTGAAGAGGCGCACCACTATTTAAGAGATCCTTATTCTGAAGTTGATGCACAAATTAAAGCTTATGAAAGACTTGCTAAAGAAGGGCGTAAATTTAAATGTTCACTTATTGTGAGCACACAACGACCATCAGAGCTTTCATCAACAGTATTAGCAATGTGTGCAAATTGGTTTTCGTTGCGCCTGACAAATGAGCGTGATTTGCAGACTTTACGGTATGCGATGGAAAGTGGAAATGAGTTAATGATTCGGCAGATTTCTGGGCTTCCAAGAGGAGATGCAATAGCGTTTGGTGCTGCTTTTAATATACCCGTAAGAATTTCAATTCACCCTGCTGTACCCGGTCCGAGATCGTCTGACGCAAGTTATTCTCAAGAATGGCGATAATCTTGTGGGAGAATGTAATAGGATAACGATAAGTGCATCTATCTGCATTAATTCGAATAAGGTTGAGAGGAGTTCAAAAACAAATTTAGACCGGCATTAGAGTGATTTAGATAGACATATGCAACTGCATTAAAACCGCCCCATGAAGCGGGCGGGCGAGGCGGGGAAAGCACTGCGCGCTGGCGGTGGTGCTGATTTTATTTTTTCAGCGTCTGAGCGCGTCGTGATGGCGTTTAGATTGTTAGCCGGGGCGTTGGTGTGTCTGCGGGCTGTTTTGTGCGGTGGTGAGCGTGTGAGGGCGTGATGGCGGGGTGTAAAAAAGCCGCCCGCAGGCGGCGATGTTCAGCCGTTGTCAGTGTCCAGTGAGTAGTTTTTAAAGCGGATGACCTCCTGACCGAGCCAGCCGTTTATCTCGCGGATCCTGTCCTGTAACGGGATAAGCTCATTGCGGACAAAGACCTTTGCCACTTTCTCAATATCACCCAGCGACCCGACGTTCTCCGGCTTGCCGCCCATCAACTGAAAGGGGATGCGGTGCGCGTCCAGCAGGTCAGCGGCGCTGGCTTTTTTGATATTAAAAAAATCGTCCTTCGTTGCCACTTCACTGAGCGGGATAATTTTAATGCCGTCAGCTTTCCCCTGCGGGGCATAGAGAAACAGGTTTTTAAAGTTGTTGCGGCCTTTCGACTTCACCATGTTTTCGCGAAGCATTTCGATATCGTTGCGATCCTGCACGGCATCGGTAACGTACATGATGTATCCGGCATGAGCGCCGTTTTCGTAATACTTGCGGCGGAACAGCGTGGCTGACTCATTCAGCCAGGCAGAGTTAAGGGCGCTGAGATATTCCGGCAGGCCGTACAGCTCCTGATTAATATCCGGCTCCAGCAGATGAAACACGGAGCCAGGTGCGAAGGCTGTCGGCTCGTTGAAGGAAGGCACCCACCAGTAAACATCCTCCTCCACGCCACGGCGGGTATATTTTGCCGGTGAGGTTTCCAGTCTGATGACCTTGCCGGTGGTGCTGTAACGCTTTTCCAGAAACGCATTGCCGAACACCAGAAAATCCAGCACAAAGCGGCTGAAATCCTGCTGGGAAAGCCACGGATGCGGGATAAATGTCGAGGCCAGAATATTGCGTTTGACGTAAATCGGGGAGCTGTGATGCACGGCAGCACGCAGGCTTTTTGCCAGACCGGTAAAGCTGATTGGTGGCTCATACCATCTGCCGTTACTGATGCATTCGACGTAATCCAGAATGTCACGGCGGTCGAGTACCGGCACCGGCTCACCAAAGGTGAATGCCTCCATTTTCGGGGCGCTGGCGGTCATTTTTTTTGCCGCAGGTTGCGGTGTTTTCCCTTTTTTCTTGCTCATCAGTAAAACTCCAGAATGGTGGATGTCAGCGGGGTGCTGATACCGGCGGTGAGTGGCTCATTTAACAGGGCGTGCATGGTCGCCCAGGCGAGGTCGGCGTGGCTGGCTTCCTCGCTGCGGCTGGCCTCATAGGTGGCGCTGCGCCCGCTGCTGGTCATGGTCTTGCGGATAGCCATAAACGAGCTGGTGATGTCGGTGGCGCTGACGTCGTATTCCAGACAGCCACGGCGGATAACGTCTTTTGCCTTGAGCACCATTGCGGTTTTCATTTCCGGTGTGTGCCTCCTCTTGAAAACCTGACCCTGCGCCAGCGTATTACCGATAAATACCTGGCAAATCTGGTCACCTCGGTTAACAGCAATTAAGGAGCCTGACCGATGGCAATGCCGCGCAAACTCAAGTTAATGAACGTCTTTCTGAACGGCTACAGCTATCAGGGCGTTGCAAAGTCCGTCACGCTGCCAAAACTGACCCGTAAGCTCGAAAACTATCGCGGTGCGGGGATGAACGGCAGCGCACCGGTAGACCTCGGCCTTGATGACGATGCTCTGTCAATGGAGTGGTCGCTCGGTGGATTCCCGGATTCGGTTATATGCCACGAAAGCACAGGCCATGCGCGCCGCTCAGGCGAAGTGGGATAAACTGCAACGGGGCGTTGCGGAGTTCTCCATCAGCCTGGCTACTGGTCGGGCAGATATTTACACGGAAACACCGGTCAAAGTGTCTGGCTTTAAGCGCGTCATAGACGAGCAGGACTGGACAATCACTAAGGTGACACACTTTCTGAATAATAGTGGCTTCACGACGTCCTTAGAACTTGAGGTAAGGCTTTCTGATGTGGAGTACGAAACAGAAGATGATGAGTGA